TTATCTTCACCCTTCTTTATTTTAGCAGATTTTAGCTCGCTTGGCTAGATGTTAAGTTAATGACATTGGTGATTGACTGCCCCCTCTGGATGATAAATTGTAACTGCGTTGCAATTTGTGAACATCAATCACACCCCCGATACATCAGCCCTGTGCGTCCTAAATACCGCAGACAAATGCTGTACAGATAATCCGAAACACTTTTGCCGCTCAGCAGAGCCGTCAGCGTTTCCGCTGGCGTGCTGTATGTCACGCTGTAATGGTACTGCGTTTCGGACTTTTTTGCACCGCTGCCATCTGTGCTGGCATACACCTGTCGCTGCAACTCAAATACCTCTGCCAACGCACACGCACATTTTTTGACAGGTTCTGCAAACGGTTCCGGCACGCTGCCGGCAAGCCGCCCGAAGGTCACATTGTCGATATAATCCGATGCACGGGCGGCAGCCGTGCGAAATGCTGCCGCATCCGTGATGGATGTACCACAGTAAAAGTCTTGGTAGTATGGAAAATCTGCATAGACTGCCATCCTTATACCTCGGTTCGTTTCACATAGACGGTCTGCGGTTTCGAAATGCCGATGCCGTAAACCTTTCGACCCTGCACCGCAGAAGAACCAATGTATTCATTCGTCAGGTTTTTGATGGCGACTGGAACAGACCATTCCTGCACCCGGTGGCACCAGTTCGGGTGACCGCAAATAAATTCTGTGGTGGTCTTCTTGCCGCCAACAATCGTAGTATCCTCGAACATCGTGTTGTTGGATTCAAAGACGTTATACCCTGCGATTCTGCCGACTACGCCAGACTGTACCAGTTCCTGGGATAAATCGCCCTGCCGGATGTAGTGGTCATCTGCCAGCAGCACTTCCATGAATTCTGGAGATGCAATCAGCCACCGCTTCCCATCGTTCGGCACGCCCAGACGGGACTGCGTTCGCTTTGCTGCCAGTACCTGCTTGTATGCAGTGCTGTCCGTGCAGGCGGTCTTTGTAGTTGCAATGGTGATGCCTGCGGTTTCTTCCAGAGCACGGATGCATTTCGTATCCATGGACAGCCCCAGAGAGTAACCAGCACTGTCCAGCCGTTCTGCAGTGATACCGTCCGGAACGCTCTGTGCATCGAAACCATCAATCATTTCATTGACCGCTTCATCTGTATCAATGTTAATGTCAAAGTAGGTGGTAGAGCCGGCAGAGATGGCGGCACCCTTCTGCTTGTCGTACTTCTTCACCTCTACTTCGGTGTCCCGAACTGGAACTTTGACCTTTCCAGCCTTCGGATTTCCTTCATAACGTGGGTTGAAAATGAGGTTGTCCTTGGTGACAAGTGTCGCACGCAGCTTTTCGTCTACCAAACTCGAATACCGTTCCTGTGCAATATGTGGCATAAAATTTTCCTCCTTGTTACTGTTTCAGATTTGGGTTCATCTTGTAAAATTCCGTTTCCACACCGGAAAGCGTGGTTGGTGGGTTGCCGGAAGTCGCAGCGGCTGCCCGTTCCTGCGGATTTGGTGCAAAGGCATCCTCGTGGGATGTCCGGAACGCATTCACAATATCGTCACCGCCGATGAGCGTATCGCCATCGAATTGCAAATTCTTTTCGGTCAGCAAATCCGTGACATGCTTTTCATACACATCGTTTTTCAGTCCCAGCTTTTTCACATACTGGTTCATCTTTGTGCGGTACTCAAACGCTGCCCGCTCTGCTTCTGCCTGCGTCAGCCTCTGCTTGTATTCCTCCACACTGGCTTTGATGCCGTCAATGTCCATATCCTTGTAAGATTGGATGGTCTTGTTGGCTTCATCCAGCTGTGTTTTGGTGGCTGTCGCAGCGTCCTGTTCTGCCTTGATGTCAGCGGTGTAAGTTTCGGTAATCTTCTGCACCGTACTTTCATCTGTAACACCAAGGCTTTCTAAAAACTTTTGGTCAATCATGGTCTTGCTCCTTTCTGAATTTTGGTATAAAAATAGCACCTGATTGCTCAGATGCTGATTTGCTGATAGAAGAACGCCGTACCCACAGGCTTGTTTGTTCTTGGTTTCCACCCTCCGCCAGTTTTTGCCCATGGTCGGGGCGATGATTAAAGTATGATATTTTCGATTGCTGCACGGGCTTCCAGAGCGGTGATATAGTCTGCCATCGCTCTAATCTGCAAATCATAAATGCTTCTCGGGCAAGTTGGATAAAAGTTTAGCTTTCCCTTGTCCCATCTGGCAAGCATGCATTTCAGCTTTCGATACCGGATAGCCACCTGTATATACTCCGCCTTAAAGCGTTCCTTATAGTCTGTGCTGCCCATCATACTTACTGTATCTTTCAATTCTGCTGGTTTGCTTGTTTCCATATTTTTCTCCTTTCGGGCATGAAAAAAGCACCCTTTCGGATGCTCTATATGTTTGAATTGTGCTGGCATACAGCAGTTTCAATCTTTAGAAACAATTGTAAAAGGCTGAATCATTTCCGGTAAAAAGTTGATTTCGTAGTGATACGGGTCAACATGTGCTCCGCTAATGTCTTCAACTGTATAAATCGTCCATTCGTTCAGGTAAACATAGTTAACTTTGTATTCGTTTTGTCCGGTTTCCAGTGTGACAACAAGTTCATTATCATCATTATTGGAAATAGAAAAATAGCCGACCATCTCCAACACAGGTTTATCAGAACGGGCATTGATAACTGTCAGCCTTCGTTCTACATTAAAATAGTCCGCTTGCTTTTGTACATTGTATCTCGCACGAGTGGATTCTCTGCACCCTGTAAAGGCAACCGCACAGCAAGCAAGTCCAGCCAGAACCGCAATCCATTTCTTTTTCATCAAATTTCTTCCTTTCCAACGCCGTTTAAAAGCCGCTTAACTGATATTTAAGTATGAAAAAAGCATCTCATTGAGATGCTTTTAAAAAAATTATCTAACAATATTTTAATCCTTCTGGTATTTTCTTCTTTTCTATTTTGAATCCATCTGTATTCATTCTTGATATATGGCATGCACGCTTGCAAGTGTTGCACCAAACATCACAATATCCCATATCATCCGAAATTGTTGTAACAGAAAAATCCGTTTCTTTGCTTCCACAATAAGGGCATTCACCAGGATTTTTACCAGACAAAATGTTTTTTAAATTTTGTAACCAACTCATGTTTTACACCCTCTTTTTTAAAATGTGGTAATAAAGGCTTTCAAGACGATAGGCTTGTTTCTCCATTTCTTGTAAATGCTCTTGTGCATATTTTTTACCATGCTTTTTCAATTGTTTTACATGGCATTTTTCGTGGATGATTGTTCGTATAAGTTGCTCTTCGTCAGTAAAGGCATTTGGAAACAAGTCGATTCGTCCAATGTCATCATAATCTGTTGAACCGTAAAATGGCATGGACAACATTTTTTCATCTCTTTGAATCTTGAACCTCAGACCGCTTGTTTCTACATTGTACTTTTTACAAACATTTAAAATCGCCTTTTTCTGCATTGGAATTTTCAATTCAGAAAATTCACCAATATTTTTATTCCGGCGATTCATGCTTTCTTTTATTATACCATCCTTACCGCCAGAAGTCAACCCACTTTTCTTCGCTGCATGCACGGCTTTTTGTGCTGTTGACCGATTGAATCCAAGAACCTGTTCCCGGAACCGGTCACGATCTTGTTCGGTTTGCCTGCAAAAGTCTTTCAGCTTTGCTTCATTGTTTTTCAGGTAACGTGCTGACCGGTCAAATTCTGCTTGTGCTGTCGCTCTGGTCGCTTCATCTGTGGCACTGTTCACGCTTTCCTGTGCAGTGATGCAACGCCGCTTCCAGGCTCGGACTCTTCGTTCCTGTGCTCGCTGCATCTGACTGACTTCATATTCCGTGTACAATTTTCCGTTGTACGAAATACAAGGTTCATCCAGCTTTTTCAGTTCCTCTTGCGTGTAATTCGGTGTGCTGAACCCTGGATAATAAGCATGCCAGTTGTGGTGGCAGTTCCAACCTTTGAACCCTTCGCCGCTGCCATAGCCGATTTCAGAGAGGGTAAAAACTCGCAGCCCGTCAATGATTTTTCCGGCATCTTTTCCGGTTATTGTAACAAGCTGCCCCTGCCATTTTGCATGGTCAGGTCTTGCACCGCTGTGTGCAGTGATTTCCATGAGATAACAGCCTGCATCTTCTGCTTGTCGTAAAGAAACCGCTGCCGCTGTCTGACTGACACCCGTCAACACACACCGCCGAACAGCAACATCCATGCGGTCTTTGTGTTTGGTTGGATAAACAACTTCTGCTCCTGTATCCGCTAAGGCTCGCAGAGCGTTCATGATTGCTTCCTGATAACTGAATGCCCCGGAGGACACCTGCATATATATCCGGTCACAGGTCTGAATAAATGTGGTCTGCGTCTGTGTTGCGGTCGTGCTGACCAGATTCTGCATCGTGCCAAGTGTCTTTTTGTATCCGGCTTCCAGCACCTGTCGGGTGCTGCTGTCCTGCCGGATGTCAATGGGCAATGCTCCGGCAGCTTCGTGCAGGCTGTTGTCAATGGCAACTGTCTGCACGCCGGCATCTTCAAACAACGCTTTGACCTGTGCTGTGCATGCATCTGTGCGGTCGGCAATCAGCTGCACAATGTCATCATACAATAAGCCGGCAGCCTGTAAGACTTCCAGCTGATGCTTCGATGCCTCCGAAACATACCCCATTTTCAGGATTCTGCGAATGACCGCTGACAAAATGTCATCCTCTAACTGCTGATATAGGGCGATAATGCGGTCAGCAGATGGTTCGTACTGCTGCCGCATTAAAATGCACCGCCGTCAAATAAACCGCCTGCGTCCTGCTGTTCGGGCAACATCTGCAACGCCTCTGCTTCCTCGCATCCAAAGTACCATGACAACAGCAGCTCCGGCTTCAAGACACGAGCCTGCACCATTTGCAGGCGGCGTTGAAATTCCTTGTCTGTGTCTTCCAGAACCCCATCACCGAACGTGCAGGATATCTCTGCCGGCTTTGTGTGGCGGTTTGCGTAATAATCCCGATAGTACTGAAATCCGTACAGCAATTGTTCCAGAGCGGCTTGCAAGTTGCCCTGAATGTCGCTCACTCGCACAAAGGAACGCTGCTTACTGCTTTTGATTTCTTCAGCAGTCTTTTCAACGTCTGAAACTTCGGAAAGCGTGCCGTAACTCAGACCAGCCGCCGATTCAATCCGCCGCAAAATCTGATTCAGGGCATTGAAATAGGAAGTGTCCCGAACCTCAGGAGAAAACGTGTTGAAAATGGTGTTACCCGTTCCGGTTTTCTCCAGACAGTGATACATCCGTTCCCGTCCTTTTGGCAGGATGGGCTGGTTTGTACCCGGATGGAAGCGGAATAAATCCTCGCTGGCATCAATCGCCCGTTCAGAAGATTCCAGTTCCCAGAGAATCCGTTCCCAGTGTACATCTGCGTCATGAATCAAATCCACAGCGTCCGCATAAGCAGACACCCCCAGCGGTGAAGTCGGGTCGATGTTGTTTGCTTCTGGCATCTGGAACATCGCAAACAGCGGCTGGGATACATCGTAGTATGTTTTTTGCGGCAACAGATTTGCCCATTGTGGCACTTCTGTCAAATCACATTCCAGCCCCAGCGTGCCAGGTGTAGGGGAGCGGAAGCACCGCTGCTGAATGGTGTGGGTGTGTATCCGTTCATCGAACTGGTGGAACTCCAAACGGGTGTAACATCGCTTTTCCAGCACCAGTTCTTCTGGGCAAATCACTGCCGTGCAGGCATCGTTTGTATAGCGAACTGGCAAATACTGATTTTGTGCCACAAAATCAATTTGCAGCCCGTTGTGATAATACGGCTTTAACAGCAGCCCACCGGATGCAATGCCGTAATCCAGCTTCTGCCGCAGCATTTGTTTGGTATGCTGTAGGGGCAGCTGCAATTCTGTGTCTTTCGTATCCAGTACAAATTCCGTCAATGCCAGCCGTTTCAGTTCTCGTGCAATCATCGCCGGCAGCCGGAGCGGCTTCACGCGTTCTTTTTGCCAGTTTGCACGGTTCTGGTATAGGTCCTCCCAGAGTTGCAAGGCGGTCTGCATATCACCGGACAATAAACAAGGCAGCCCGAAAGCTGCCGCAATTTCATTTGCTTGTATCATCGCATCACCTCCTCCGGATGGTTTTCAGCGTTCTTGTCATGGCAGTACGCACAAAGTACCGCATATCGTCCATGGCATGGTCATTTTCTTTAATGGGGCGGTCTTCTGTGGCGGATTCATCCCAGCGATACAACGAAAATTCCCGAATGATGTCTGTGCAGTTGTCGCAGATGTGCAGGTATTGCATTTGTAGCAAGCTGGACGTGTCCCGGATGCCGTTTAATACGCTGTTATCTGCCTGCCAGACCCGAAGCAGCCCGTGCCGCCGGATGCACTCGATGAAGGATGCAGCGGACGGGTCAACGATGACTGCCCGAACTTTGTCGGCAACGTCTCCAGCAAGCTGTTTCAACGCTGCGTAATGCTCTTCATCCGTTCGGGGGGTTTTGGTCTTTCGTCCGTCATAATAATATTCTCGCAGGCGGATTGCGTGTCCGTCTGGTTGCAAGTACCACAGCCCTGCACTGGTTGGGTTCAGCGTACCGTAGTCGCAGGAAATGTAATAATCACCGCCAGGCTGTAACTCAGGATGGTGGGTGACATGCACCGCCTTGTCAAACATCGGATAAATCAGCCCTTCTGCAACGCACCACAGCCCTTTGATATAGCGATTATAAAAGACTCCGGTATACAACCGTTCTGCATCTGCAATTTGCTCTGGCGACAGAATGGGGTTATCCTGCATCGTGAAATGTAAGTGCAACGCCTTTTTCTGACGGGTGTTGCAAATCCACTCTTTATAGAACCAATGTTCCGCCGATTCCGGATTGCAGTTGAACCAATATCGGGCTTCTGGCTCTGACAGCGTTCTTGCAACTGCCTGATCCACAAATGACTTCGGCATCAATGCCACTTCATCAAAAAGGACACCACTTAATGTGATGCCCTGTACCAGTGTATAACTGCTTTCGTCTTTACCGCCGAAGATGAAGAATGTATTGGTGTGGCTTCCGCTTCGGATGATAATTCGCTTATTTTCCCCACGGATGTATTGTAAAGAATAATAGTCGGTAATGTCCGGCATATTCAGCAGCGGCAGGATGATATTGCGTTCTGTGCTGCTGATGGTCTTTCCGCAGATGCCGAAATTTTTCCCGTCAAAAAATCGCATCGCCCAATGTACAAAGCCCAGAATCATAGAAACGGTTTTGCCGGAACGCACTGACCCGTCACAGATGATTGCTTTCCGATTTTTGAACTTGGTCAGATGTGCCCATTTCAGCACCAGTTTCTGCTTCGGCGAAAGTTTCGTAATTGGTTTCATCGTCTGCTCCTAATGTTTCATAAAGTTTGGATGTTTGGTCGTCTTGCAACTGATTGGATGCGGTCTGTTTGCCACGTTCTCGCAATTCAAAGTATAAGCGGATTGCCTGTAGATTTCCAGCTTTGATCTGTTTGCAGAGCGATTTCCAGACCATTGCAAGTTCTGCGTCCGCATACTGAGCAACCAGCTGATTCACCAGAGCAACAAAGTCCGGATTCCGCAGCCAGCGGTAGAGGGTGCGTGATGTTACACCGGCTTTTTCTGCAATATCCGATTTCGTGCCGGAAAAGTCCGGATTTGCTAACAGTTCTGCTGCAATCGCCATTCGTGCGTCAATTACAGTATTTTCTGAATTTGTGACATTTTGTGACATCCTCCTCCCTCCGTTTTTCAGGTATAAAAAATCCGGACGGGTATCGCACCATCCGGATTTCATTTTTCGATGTTACTATTATAGCACAGGTTGACATTTCAATTCAATTCAATTTTAGCAAATTCAACGCTTTTCTGTGCCAGTTATGAAACGTCCCAACAGAAATATGCATTGTTTCTGCGATTTTCTCCCAGCTAAAGCCCATGATGTACCGATACCGCATCAATACCCGTAAATCCGGCGGCAGTTCGGCGATTCCTTGTTCTACTCGCTGGACATCTTTCATCAGGTTCTCTTTTACTTGTTCATACCGGTTTGACAGTTCTTCCAACCGTTCCACGTACGTCTGTACCGCTGCGGTTGCCTCTCCCTTGCTCTTTGGCTCAAGGTTATAACAAACCGCCTTTGTGCTGCGTGCATCCGCTCGAAGTGTTTGCACCAGCGTTTCGATTTGATGCAGTTCTTTCCATTTTGCGTTGCATTGTTTCAGGTCTTCTTTTGTCATCCTCATTTCTCCTTTGTTTTCAGCTGGATTTTCATGAAGTCAATCTGATAATCCTGCTTGAAATGCTGCATTTGTTCCAGTGCGTCCGGTGCTTTACCAAAGATGGGCGGTATTTCAGCAATGGACTGTAGATTCTCAAATAGTCTGTTCAGCCGTTTCTGTTTCCATCCATAGTGCCATTCCAGCGTCACAAACACCATCGCCATCCCCTGATAAATTGCCATTTTGTGACTGTGTTCAACCTCGTGCTTGTTGTACAGGTTTTTCCGCTGTAAAGCTGGGTTCTTCATTTGGATTCCCTCATCTCTTTGTTTAGGATTTCCGCTGCTTTTTCGGCGTTTTCTCTTGTTTCAAAAGTCACCAAGCTAAGTGCATCGCAAAAAGAACTAGCGGTTATGTTTAAACTGCCTTGCTCGTGGTCAAAATAAACATAAAACTTTAATCTGTCATCTTTCCAATCCGGCACATAATCCGGACAGAGCATATCATGCAGCTGCTCCAGTCGTAACAGCAACCGCATTTTATCTGCGACTTGTTCGGCACGTTCCCTTGTTCGAAAAAAATTTCCGAAGTTTTTTCGTGCGATGTCGGTTCGGTGCTCTGTAAACATTTCACAAATCACTCTGCCAGATTGACTGATATAGAAATATTTCTCCCCAAACTTCCACTCTTCTTGTTTCTTTTGCATCTCTGCTTCTTTCTTCAGCTCTTCCAGCTTCCCAAAAAATTCCGCTTTCAGGGCTTCCATTTTCTTTTCGATGTCGTTCATTTTAATTCCTCCTTTTCCGCCTCCGTGATCTGCACGAACACGCCGGGAACATCCGCCCAGTACTTTTCCACTACTGCACTGTAGATCTGCTTGTCATCGCCCCAGTAGTGCAGTCTGGTCATGATGTCAAACAACGCCTTGCACAGGTTGTCCACATCCGGCTTGTTGGTATAGGGTTCGCCGTCCTGATGTTTGGCTTTGATCGGATAGCACCACTTCACAATGACTCGCACCGCACCATGATACGGCTGTTCAGGAATGTGCTTCATCAGGTGTGCTGCAAGCTTGGCTTCCGCCTCGCCGTTGTTCCGCTTGTAGAAGTGATGCACGCCGTGCTTGTCAACGGTGTGCCCCATCTGCTGATGCGTACTGGTTGGCGGTATCATCGGCATAAAAAAAGTCGTCATATTGTTTCCTCCGTTTCTGGTTTTTCAAGTCTGCGTTTGTCAATGTCAGACGACAAGGGTTACAAGAGTGCCGTGCATTCGCACTCTTGTTCCTTGTTGTCATTGACGGTCATACAGGGGACAAGGACAAATATATATATATATACACTGTTGTCCCTCATTTTGTCCCACCATTCTTTTCCATTTTTGACAGCTGAATGCTGTTATTTTCAATAATCAATTCTTCGCAATCTTTGACACGGCGGCGAACCGTTTTTTCACTAATGCCCAAATATTCCGCCATGTCATCCACCGTCACCGCACCATCCAAATTGCAGGCGTGAAATGCATTCAGTAGAGCCGCTTTCTTATCGGCTTTCTGTGCCGCATAGGTTTCCTTTGTCTTTTTGCCCCGTTTCTGATTTCCACGTTGATACGGATGCATCTCGCTTTCTGACTGCAAATCTTTCAGCACGCCAGTGGTATCTTCCACGTGTACCGGATACCGAAACCACAGATTCTTCGGCTCGAACTTCGGGAACTCTCGCAGCGTACCATCCAGCCGCCATGCCGTCCGCTGTCGTACCGTCCGTTTGATGGTTTCTATCTCGCTGAGAAACGCTTCATAGACGGCTGGCGGCAGATTGTCCTGACACAGCTTCAGGGCTTCTACATGGCTCAGCAGGGCATCCGGCGAGGCATCCGCCAACACTGCCGGAGCGTGCCGCCGCAGCTGCTCCACGCATGCATCACAAATCGCCGTGTTGGTTTCCTGCTTGCGGATGTCCTCGGACAGTTCCAGTTCTGTCAGGTCAAGCAGGGCATCGGGGTCACGGGCAAACACCCCCGAGCCGGATGCTCTATCCATGCTGCGTTTGCCGCCCTGAGCCCCCTTGCTGTGGTGGTGGCAATAAATCACCGCACACCCCAACTGCGTGCACACCTTGTCAAACTGGTTGCAGAAATGTGCCATCTGGTCAGCACTGTTTTCATCGCCCGTGATGACCTTGTAAATCGGGTCGATGATGACAGCAATGTACTGTTTTTTCTTGGCTCGCCGAATCAGTTTCGGGGCAAGCCTGTCCATCGGCTCGGTCACACCACGCAGATTCCAGATGTCAATGCTCTGGAGATTCGCCGCTGGCAGCTCCATTGCCTGATACACATCCCGAAACCGATGCAGGCAGCTGGCTCTGTCCAATTCCAGATTGACATACAGCACACGCCCCTTTGCACATTGCCAGCCCAGCCACTGCCTTCCTTCAGCAATCGCAATGGACATTTCAATGAGGGCGTAGGATTTGCCGGCTTTGGAAGGTCCTGCAATCAGCATTTTGTGTCCCTGCCGCAGCACGTTTTCAATGAGCGGCGGCGATAGTTCCGGCATGTTTTCCCACGCTTCCGCCATGCTTTCAAACTCTGGCAGGTCATCGGTGACACTGTCGATGTAGTCCTTCCACTCTGCCCACGAACCCAGCCCGATGTTGGTTGCAACTAAGAATTGCTTCTTTCCGTTTCGCATCACGCCCGGCATTCTGGATAGACGGGACGGATTCCGGTTCTGACGGTCGACTTTCAGCCCGTTCTTGTCGCAAACGTCATAGAGGAAATCCACTCGCTTCCGGTATTCCTCGTAGTTGGGGGCATCCACTCGTACAATGGCATGTAGGCTCTTGCCGCCGCTGTAAACCAAGCAGGCAATGGGCAGCTGCATTTCATGCAAGATACCGTTCTGCCGTTCGATGTCCAGCACATCGGATTCTACCAACGCAAACCGATATTCCGTGACATTTTCGTTCTTGCCGCCCTTGCCATCCAACGGGTTGAAGCGAATCCATGCCCCGGCTGCTTCCATGTAGTCCCCGAACACTGCCCCGATGTCCTCGCCGCACTGGCTCAGAGCCTCCAGCAGCTGCCCAGCGGTGCGGTCGCAGCAACCGGAGGTTGGCATATACTTGCCGTCTTTGTTCTTCCATGTTTCTGTGACATAGCCCACGAAATCATCTGCTTCAAACAGCGTTTCGATATATTGGGAAAGTTCCTGTGCTGGATTCCATGTTTCCGGCTCTGGAATGGGAATGTCCTGTGCTTCTTTTCGGCTGGTAACCACATAATCTTCCCCAATGGTGTCATCCCAGTTCAAGGCATGAGATTCTTTTTTGGAATACTGGGGGCGGTAGCCGTTTTCCAGTGCCAGATGCACAATCGTTCCGGCAGTGACGGGATGTTCGCAGCCTGCAAAGGTTCGCCATTTCTTTTCGCATTCGCCCTTGTGATAACGTGCAGCATCTCGCTGTGACCAGACGTCCCAAAGCGAACAGTCATAGCCGGCATCTTTCAACGCCATGCCCACGCCGCACCATTCCTGATAGGTTAAGGATGCAGGGTCGATGTAGTCCAGTAGTTCGTCTAAATTGTTATTTCTATCATCCATTTATCCATGCTTCACCCCTCCGGTATATATTCTGATGCGGTAATGCTGTTCGGGACACGCCAGCCATTTGCAGCGATGCGGTTAATCAGATTTTTTGCCGCATCGAATTTCCAGCCGCCGACGTGCTGAAACCCGTACTTTTCCAAGCAGCGAATTTGTTTTGGCGTTGCCAGTCCGCTTTGCTGCCGCTGAGCCACCGCACGCAGAATCTGTTCTGCTTTTCCGGCACTCTCCACAGCATCGGGATTGATACCCCGTTTTTCCAAGGCTTTTTTCTGCTGGTCGGTCGGGGGATTGGATTCCCACCCGAACGCCGGAACATAGCCGGACAAATCCTGCGACTGAATCGACAGTTCATATTGCAACGGGTCGACCAGTTTCGATTTTCGTTTTTTCATCGCTTCCAGCTTTTCGGCAAGTTTCGCTTCTCGGTCTGCGACTACGTCTTCGGATGCCCGATTCTCTGCTGCTTCGATGTCAATCGGGATGCCGACTTGCTCTTCCAGCAGCTGGGTCATCTTCTGCTGCACTTCTTCGTCCTCGCAAATCAGGCACGCCGGACGGCAGAGTTCATGCTTTTCGGTATTCCACAAAAAATCCAACAAGAGTAAGTGGTCTTTGCCCTCTGCTAACCGTGTGCCACGCCCGACCATCTGACAATACAGAGCACGCACTTTGGTTGACCGCAGCACGACCACGCAATCCACATCCGGACAGTCCCAGCCCTCTGTGAGCAGCATGCTGTTGCAAAGCACGTTGTACTTGCCATCCGCAAAGTCTTGCAAGATTTGTTCTCGGTCATCGGATTCGCCGTTGACCTCTGCCGCACGGAATCCATGCTGACAGAGCAAATCACGGAACTTTTGAGAGGTTTTAACCAGCGGCAGGAATACCACCGTTTTGCGGTCGGCACAGTGCTTTGCCATTTCGGCGGCGATTTGTTCCAGATAGGGGTCTAACGCCGTGGCAATCTCTCCGGGCTTGTAATCGCCGGCAGTTGTCCCGACCTGTGTAAAGTCAATCTGAATCGGGACGGTCAATGCCCGAATCGGGGTTAAGTATCCCTCTTGGATTGCCTGCGGCAGGGTGTATTCATACGCCAAGCTATCGAATACCTTGCCCAGATTTTGCTTGTCGCCACGGTCTGGCGTTGCCGTTACGCCCAGCACATGAGCACCGGAGAAGTGATTCAAAATCACCTGATAGCTGTCCGAAATGGCGTGGTGTGCTTCGTCAATGATAATCGTCTGGAAGTAATCGGCAGGGAACTGAGCAAGGCGTTTCTGCCGCATCAGGGTTTGCACGCTGCCCACAGTGACCCGATACCATTGCCCCAGACAGGTTTGTTCTGCCTTTTCTACGGCACATTTCAAGCCGCTGGTGCGTTCCAGCTTGTCCGCTGCCTGTTGCAGCAACTCGCCCCGATGTGCCAATATCAACACCCGATTGCCGCTGCGAACTTCGTCTTCGGTGATTTTTGCAAAGACGATGGTTTTGCCGCAGCCGGTGGGCAGAACCAGCAGCGTGCGGTTTCTGCCCTCGTCCCACTCCCGATGCACGGCGGTGCGTGCCGCCTGCTGATAGGGTCGCATTTGCATCTTGTATCACTCCTTAAAACTGACCTTTGTTCCAGCCGCCCTGCGGTGACTGCCACGGCTGCGTGTTGTTCGGCTGCGGTGCGGTGTAGGTCTGCTGTGGGGCACTCTGAGCAAGCTGCGGCTGGTCATAGGAGGGATACCACTTTTCAATCTGGTTTGCCTGTCCAACGCCGCCATCTTTTTTGTCATAATTGCGGATTTTCACGTGACAAATGCCGCTTTTTCCGTTGACTTCCTGCCAGTTCATCCGTGCAGCCTGTCCCTTTTGCTTCATGCCGATGCTGGCGAAAAATTCCGACAGCTTCCATTCCATCTTTGTGTGCAGGAACAAGTTTTCCTGCAAGAGCACGCTGCTGCCGTCCGGGCTGAATACCCGAAAGTGGAGAATTGCCTTGTTGCAAGGCGGAATTTTGTCAGAGCCGTTGTGTCTGGCACGGTCGAACTTCTCCACGGTGAAGCGATAATCGCCCTCCGGCAGCAAAATGAAGCTGCTTTCCTGCTGGATTTCATCCTCCCAGCCCAATTCGTGACCCTGTGCAGTTGTGTTATAGTTTTCCATGAAAAATACCTACCTTTCTAAATTTACCTTGATTGGTTTTGTTTGCTTGCATTAAAACGGGACGTTTCGGTTCTGCTGAATCATATCGAAGATGTTTTTCCACCACGGGATGCACCAGCCCTCTACGAAATCCTGCGGATACTGATTGACGGGCATATCTGCCGGAAAATAGCCCTTTTCCCCAACAACCTGTTGCAGTTCTTCGGGGGAAACGTGATTTGCTTCCATCAGCTGTGCAAGCTGCGGAAAGATGCCGTCCAACGAATCCGGCGTTGTAACAATCGGCGTTGCAGTTGCAAAATCCTGTTCGGTCGGCAGTCCGGCAGCCTGTGCCTGTTCCACAAGCTGTTGTGCTTTGGATACCGGTGCAGGGGCAGGGGGAGTAGCAAAGAGGGAAGCAATCGAAGCGTATTCCAGCGGCAGCATTTCGGGCAGCCCGAACCGATTCTTTGCATCCCACCATGCGGACTTTGTGGTATACATGACCCGATTGCAGGCGGTTGCCTTGTGTTTTTTTCCCTTGTCATCGGTTGCAATTACATGCGTCTGGAACGCCAGAAACAGGGTGATGTCCGACCACTCTTTTAATAGTGGTGCAATCTTGTTGGTCGTTTTGTTTCCCAGTTTCAATTCCCAGTGGTCATATTCTGCATCAACTTCCGGCAGAGAGGCTTTTCGGGTGATTGCATGGCAGAGCAAAGCGACATGGATGCCTGCCTGAATGAGTCGTTCGGTGCTGTCCAAAAACCGCCCGATTTCTTCGGCTTCATACTCCCAGCCCTTGCCGTAGCCGAAGCCCTCGATGCCGTTCACGTTATGTTTGCTGCACAGCTGTGCAATGGCAAGGCGTTCCGCCCAGTCGAATGTATCAATGATGACCGTCTGATACTGCCGCTGCACATGAGATTCCAGCACGAATTTCAATTCCTGCTGCAACATCTCCCAGCTGGTGGGCTTCGGCAGCCGCCGAACGTCCATTTTGGAGGTGCTGCCCTCGCAGTCAATAAAGACCGCTCCCGGCAGCTGTGCCGCCAGGGAAGTCTTGCCAACGCCTTCCTGTCCGTAGATGACCAGCTTTATGCCGGAGCCGGTCTGAATGCCGTTTGTTTCTTCAAAATTCATTTAAAATGCTCCTTTCGTCCATGTCTTCTGCATGGTTGGCGGTTTCGGCTGCTGTTCCTGATTGTTTACAGAATAGCCATCCTCAATAATGATGCTGCATTCCTCACCGGTAGAAACGCGTGTGGCGATTGCCTGCAAGCCCTCTTGCTCCAGCCATTGCCCGAATGCCTGTAACGTGCTGCTATCCATCTGTTCCAGCTTGTCCAGCAGCACAAAACCGCAGTCTGGATTCAGCTTGCGAACAATGGCAGTTGCCACACGCAATTGTTCCGAACCGCTCATGCTGTCCCATTGTTTGCCGTGATACTGTAACGCACCGTTTTCCACCGTCAGCCCTTCTAACGGCAGGTCAGCGGATTGCAGCAAGTCTTGCTTTTCTTGCCGGAGTGCGGAAATCTGTTCGGTCAATGCTTCGTAATCCTGCCGATAGGTCTTGGCTTCTTCTTCGGCGTGTTCCTTGTTCAGATTGTCCCGAATTTTCATGTTGATGGCATCTATTTCCGCAATGCTCTTTTCCAGTTCAGCGGTAGATTCGTCCTGCAAATCCTGTGCGGACATCTGTGCAATCCTTGCATTCTGTTCTGCCTGTTCCAGTCGTTTTTTGGCTGCGTCATAGGCTGCCTGTGCAGCAGTGAGTTCCTGTGCATACTGAACGGCATGCTCTCGCTTTCGCTGATTTTCGCCGTTTCGTGCCAGTATCGCTTGCTGTTTTGCAAGGAGTTCTGAGGCAGAAACAGGCGTATTGGGGACATTCTCCCAGCATTGCAACTCTGAAGCATATTTCTGCTTCTGGTCTGCGATTCTGCCGATGGCGGTTCTCTGGTTGTACAGGCGGCTTTCTTCTGCTTCCAGCTGTGCGAGTTGGTCGCCAATGCCAATGATTTGCAGCAGAATTGCCGCCTTTTCCTTGTCGGATGCATGCATAAACTTTGGCAAGTCCAGTGCTAACGCAGACAGGAACGAGTTTAGCAGCTGCTGTCCTGCCTTGTTCCCGTGTGGGTCGATGACTTTCAGGCTGCTGTTCTTGCCCTTTCGCTCCACAATCAGCCCGTTAGACAACTCTACATGCAAGATGGGGTCAGTGTATGCTCCATCCCTTGCCGCAGCAGTAGGCTTGTACTTGTCGCCGCCCAGTGCCCATGCAATCGCATCCAGTACGGAGGTTTTGCCCTGGTTGTTGTTGCCGCCGATGATGGTCAAACCGTTTGCAGACGGTTCCAGCTTCACCGCCTTGATTCGCTTAACATTTTCGATTTCCAGACTGTTGATTTTCACGCTCATTTTTCGTCCTCCCGATGTAGTTGTTCGTCTTCCCACTGGCTGTTATGTCGCCGCCATGCAACCCAGACCCAGAAGAGTGCCATTGCAATGCCGCCTAAAATCATTGTTTGCATGTTCTTTTGCCTCCTCTTTTATCCTTTTTCCTGCAGTGTTCGCAGGTTAAAAGCTGCTTGTCCTCTCGCTTCCTGCCGCATCGGGTGCAAAGCCCAGCGGCTTGCCATGCCTCTCTGACTGCTTTTTTCTTCGCCGACCGTTCTGCTTTCTGCTCGGACGTTAATGCAGCGTACCGAAAACGGTTGCTTGCATTCATCGCTTCACGGCATGCTTGGCAAGTAACAAGCCCGTCTACTGCTGGGGCGTTGTTGCATCGCACACAAATGTGGTGGGCTTTATACCAGTTGTAGCTTTCCAGCGTTTCCTGATTCTTCTTCAGCCGCCGTTCTTCTGGGGTCATCATTTTATCACCTCAATTTTTGGGCTGTAAACCTCGTCTCTGCAGCAGCTCAATGCAGCCAGGAACGTGGCTTTTTTGATGTCATCATCCAGCGTTTCCGTGATGCTGATAAACGCCGCCAGCAACATCTTAGCCGCATCTGCTCTGTTGAGCCCCATTGAATGAATGCGAACATCACGTTGATTCCAGTCTCCCTTTACAACGATTTTTCCCATCTTTTTGCTTCTCCTTTCTGTTCTTATTTCTGCAGACCGGGCACACATACCACCCGACAAACTGCCAGGATACGTTCCAATCCAGCCCGCACTGCTCACAGTACATGTATTTGAACCCGTTCCGATATTCAACTTTCCGGCTCATGCTCTGCCATCCGTTCTGGATGTTCTACGAACTCCGGATTCCGTTTGTAGAACTCCACAATCATCATCGTCAACGCTTCATAGACCGAACGGTCTGCCTGCTCCGTTGCAGGCACAACGCTTGCTTTCATCGGCTTTTCCATGCCATTTCCTCCTTACTTGTTCGCTGTTTCCAGCCGCTTGAATGTTGCACCAGCCATAAACGCCAGCATCAGATTGTAGTCTTCTTCGTTCATCAAAGACAAGCAATAAGCAATCAGTTCCAGTTCTTTCATAAAATCACATCCTTTCTAACAGGTTTGGTTTCCTGCTTCGGGAAATCTGACAGTAGCAAACCAATGTGATCAGCACAGTGCTGCTTGCCATCCAGCCCCAGATACAAAGGCACATCGCTGATGTGACAGTTCACACAACAGGGCTTTTGTTCGTCTTGATTCATGTTCTGTTCCTCCTGAAATTTTGTGGATGCTGCGGAATTGCACCGCACAGCAAAGCTGCTGGTCACTCTGACCCATCCCATGCAGCGGTGATTCGCTCACCGCAAAGCGTGTTAGTATAAAGCCAGCTTTACACTTCAAAGTGGATTTTAGCGGCATCTACAAGTGCGAGATATTCTCTTGCAAATTTGTTGTCTCCATGTGTTTCTTTTACCTTGTTCTCGAATTCTTCCAATGTACCACCAAAACATCCACAAGATACAGCAATATCCCCGTTTTTTGTTCTAAACATTGTTGTGCTGCGATTGCGAGAACCAAATCCTTTTAAGCAGATATAGTCAGCATCGCCAGACACCTGAGCATCGCCAGACACCTGAGCATCGCCAGACACTTGAGCATCGCCAAATACCCAAGCATCGTCAGACACCCAAGCATTACCATACACCCGAGCATCGTCATATACCCGAGCATCGTCAGACACCTGAGCATCGTCATATACCCAAGCATTACCATACACCCGAGCATCGTCATATACCCGAGCATCGTCATACACCCGAGCATTGCCAGACACCTGAGCATCGCCATATACCCAAGCATTGCCAAATACCCGAGCATCGTCATACACCCGAGCATTGCCAGACACCCAAGCATTGCCAAATACCCAAGCAGTGTCAACCTGTGACAGGTTTTCTTCTTTTTCTACGTATCCGCCAAGTTTTCCAGCCTTAACAGCTCCGAAGTTAATCAAAGATTTTATCCGGTACAGCTTTACTCCGTTCACATCAATGCTTTCGGTCGTCAATTCAAATTTTTTCATTTTCAAATGTTCCATTCAAAAATATTTTTTTACCCTTACGGGCAGTGGGTCGGGGTACGCTCCCGACGGGCGTTGTTAGTATCAGGCAAAGAATGAGGTATTGCCAATGACTGCGATGCTGCCACATCGCCCCCGTGTTGCCGATAGGTCAGCAGGGTCTTATTTGTTGTCCATCTCTTTGATTTTTATCGCTGTGAAAAATTCAGCGTGTATCTGTCTGATATTGATGTTCTCTTGCCCAAGAATTTTTTCGATTTTTTCTTTAAATTCTCTGCGTTCATCTACACATCGTTGAACTTCAACTTCATATTCTTCATGGTTGTCGAATGAAAAATCAAAACACGGAATCTCACTTGTTATCCAATTCCGCAAAGCTTCTCCACTTACGTGAATGTTCCATATTGTAACAAGGAAATTCTTGTTTTTAGCCGAATAATCGTCTACAAATTCGGACTTTGAAATGATTTCAATTTCAAAACGTTCATTTGAAAGTTTCATTTTTGTTCCCTTTCTCCCCGTATTGCCGATAGGTCAGCAGAAATACCATATCTATTCAAAATTATTTTTAAATAAAGCGAGTGAGAAAAATTATGATTTTTAGTGAAATATTTCCAATTATTAAATGAAATATTTCACATAATTCATGCCATAACCGATGTAATTCTTTCATGTCTTTTCTACCTTCATTCATGCCGGAACAGCTCGTTGACTGTCATATCCGAAAAGAATGTTTCCTGAATATGGATTGCTTCATCCAGTGAAAAACGCAATTCTCCATTCACCTTTTTGCACAGTGTATTATACTTCAATTTGATACAATCTTTTAAATTCAGTCTTGTAACGTGCCGTAAAATCATTTCAGCTTCCAGCCTTGGATAATATGCACTGCCGTCTATTTTCACGTTTATCACCTCTTTTTCTATATTTTGTGATTCCGGTTGACATCTTATAGAAGATATGGTATAATGAAAATTATGGAAGGGAGGTTAATAAAAATGGAATTTTTAAAAAATGTTGTAGATTACTTTGATAAGCATCCGGGATATGAATTGCTGATGTCTTTTGTTGCACTTGTCTTTTCAACTATCCCTTATATATGGGGAGCATTTAAAAAACGATTTCATTTAAAAGCGACACCGATTGCTTTTAAGATTTTTTCTTTTAATGAAGACCAAGACAAAAATTTAGCAATACAAATTGCAGTTACAAATCTTTCTGAAACACCTTGCACAATTACACAAGCCTTTTTAATTGTGGGCGATGAGGAAAAATATGTTTCTTCTGTATCTGAAAACATATTTTGCGTCAAAGCAAGAGGAAAACAAACTGCGGAATATTATTCTTTAGATTTGCCACAGAATCTTCCTCCACATCAAGGAATAAGCGGATGTTTCATTATACCGGATTTCAAAATAAACACTTGCGATTTAAAAAAAGCAAAATGCACATTGAAGTTAATATGTGGAAACAAAGCAAAAATGGTTCCAGTTGATTTTGAGGATCTTTATAATCCGCTGTTCTTATAGAACTGTCCCATCAATCACGGAACATATTGATGATATTGATAATAGAAAAAATTATCGCAATCAAAGCAATCAATCCTGCCATATTCTCACCCCCTTTCTGCTTTAATTTCAGCCCGGCTTTCAGTTTTCTCCTGCGGTTTACTTCCCGTTTAAGTTTTCTGCTGGTCTTGCCGATTTGGTTTACAACCAATTTCGTTTCCTTTGTTTTGGCTGTGAGCCAATTATAGCACACTTTTTTCTGTTTGTCAACCCCTTTTTCCAAAAAAATATTTTTTATTTTTGGTTGACAGCCACTTTTTCATGTGATATAATAAATAGCAGATAGGAGGTGATAGTATGGATGAAATGAGTGTAAACGCAAGAATATTAGAGTTGCGAAAGAGTTTGCATTTGTCTCGTGACGCATTTGGTGCAAAAATCGGAGTATCTGGTCATGTTGTGAGAAACTGGGACAGAAATGAAACGAATGCTGCAGAAAAACCACTGATTATAGGTATCATTTGCAAAGAATACGGCATCAACCGGGAATGGTTGGAACATGGAACGGGCGAAATGTATGATGCAAATGCGTTATCTGTAATTGACCAGCTGGTTAAGCGGTACAAGCTGAGTGATACCGCCCGAAAGGTTCTGGAAACGTATATCGGCTTAGAAGAAAACGACAAGCAGGTGATTGACCGATTTGTGCGAAAAATTGTGGAAAGCCATCAGGCAAACCAGCCAATCAATCTAAAAGAATCTATGGTTTATACGGTAAAAGTCGCCGCCCGTGGCGGAGAACCACCGCATACCGAAGAAATGACGCAGGCAGAAGCAGAACGAATTGCAAACCTGCCACGTGTGCCGGATGATTTGTAATGCATAAAAAAACGCCCTCGTGTTACAATAACACAAGGGTGAATTATGTTGTATTATGGAAGATACCAGCATATTAGGAATGCAAGCTGGAAATGCCTGATTGATTGCCACGTGACGAAACTGCCGCTGAAACCCGTGCAGATTGCCGCACAATACCAGCTGCAATGCGTTTATGATGAAATTGAACAGGCTGGGAAAGTGACCAATAATGGTATTATCTTGCTAAACAAGAGCCAATCTGTGCAACGGCAGCGGTTTACTGTCATGCATGAACTGGGACACTATCTATTAGGTCATGTTGGCAGTGACCCACGTTTTCGGGACAGCAGCCGCACCGCAGAGGAACAGGAAGCTGACCGTTTTGCAGTGGGTTGCCTGATGCCGGCTTGTGTGCTGTGGGCGTTGCATGCTACCACAGCGAAAGAAATTGCCACACTTTGCAATGTGTCCATGCAGGCGGCAGAAATTCGCTCCAGAAGGATGCAAATCTTGCTTGCAAGAAATAAATTTCTGACGCATCCGCTGGAACGGCAGGTATTTGAACAGTTTCAACAGTTTATCAACAATCAGTAAAAAAACCGCCCTGCAAGGAATTGTGGGGCGGTACAATTAAGGAGCGATTATGAAAAGAGCAGTGTTTTATGGTCGTTATTCCAGCGACAGACAGACCGAACAGAGCATTGAGGGGCAGCGGCGTGTCTGCGAAGAGTTTGCAAAGGCAGAGCAAATTCAAATCGTGGGCGAATACATCGACCGGGCAACCTCCGGCACTTCTACAGAGCATCGGGAGCAGTTTCAGAAAATGCTAAAGGATAGCAAGAACTGCGGCTGGGATTATGTGCTGGTCTATAAACTCGACCGATTCGCCCGTAGCCGCTATGATAGTGCCATCAGCAAGCAGCAGCTGAAAAAGAATGGCGTAAAGGTATTATCTGCGACTGAACGCATTACAGACAGTCCAGAGGGCATTTTGATTGAAGGCTTGCTGGAATCCATGGACGAATATTTCAGCCGGGAACTTTCCCGAAAATGCAAGCGTGGCATTCGGGAAAGCATTATAAAAGGGCATAATTTCGGCGGTCGGGTCCTGTATGGCTATGACCGGAAAGACAAGCGATTTGTCATCAACGAAGAGCAGGCGGTGAATGTACGGCGGATTTTCAAAAGCTATCTTTCCGGCTGTACGATTCAATCCATTGCAGACCAGCTGAATGCAGATGGATACCGGACGAACTATGGAAACGAATTTAAACGCTATACCGTTTCCGACATCCTTCACAATGACAAATATACAGGGATACACTACATAGACGGCATCGAAGAGCCGGAAACCTGTCCGGCAATCATCTCACAGACGACATTTGAACGGGTAAAGGAAAAGTTGAATCAGTCTGCCCATCGTTCCAGAGAACACACCACAGGGCATACTTACGCACTGTCAGGGCTGTTGCAGTGTGGTGTCTGCGGAAGATATGTCTGCGGTTCGTCTGTAGAACGAAAGTATTTCTATTATGCTTGCCGGAGCAGGGAGCATGCAGAAAACAGCGTACATATTCATGCAGACAAACTGGAGCAGGTGGTGATAGATGCCTTGCAAACCTTTTTCACAGAAGAGCAGGTTTCCACGCTTGCAGAACGACTGTACCAAATCTATACCACGGATATGGATGGAAAACCAGACCGCAGCAAACGGCTGAATGAGATTGAAAAACAGATACAAGGAACGGTGAACGCTCTGATTGCGTGTCCAAGTTCCAAGGCATTGCAAGAAAAATTGACTCAGCTGGAAGAACAAAAAGCAGAAATTGAAAAGATGCCAATTTTGCAGCCGCAGCTGAAAAAAGAGCATTTTGAAAATTATTTTCGTTGGCTGGCTCTTCGGCTGGAGCATATCGAAGACCGTCAGACGTTTTTTCACACTGTGATTCACAAAGTGCTTGTTTATCCAGAAAAAGCAGTTATCATCTTGAATATGACGGATGAAATGGCAGACCCACCAAAGAGAGAACAGGTTGAAGCATTTATGTCTAATGTAGGGGAAGTGTCCTTATATCCCTGCCCAAACTGTACTAAGGTAAATCCCAAATCTTCTAAGTTTTGCGACATCTGCACTGCACCCCAACGGTCAAAAGCAATTTCTTTGATGTGAAACTTCTGTCCCAGTTCTTCAATGAAGTTTTCGATAAAACCATAGTGAACCACATTTCCATCAGTGGTTTTCAAGTAGCCTTGCCGTTCCCATACATCATATGGAACATGGTCACGTCTTACTCTGAGGGGCAGTGTTTCCTCCGGCAGCCAGAAGTAAGGCAAAACAGAATATATCTCATCATCGTCTGTTGGAGGGAACACCAAAACAAAAGCTGTAATATCCGTAGTACTGGAAAGGTCAAGTCCACCGTAGCAGATTCTTCCACGAAGGAATTCTGGAATTACAGGAGCATTACAAGCATCCCATTTTTCCATTGGCATCCATCGAACAGACTGTTTTACCCACTGATTCAAACGCAGTTGTCGGAATGCGTTCTCTTCACCCGGATTTTGTCTGGCAGAATTGCAAGCAGCTTCAACTTTATCCATTCCGACAGTAATGCCAAGAGAGGGATTTGCTTTTTTCCAAACTTCTGGAGAAGTCCAGTCTTCAGATTCATCTGCACCGTAAATCACAGGATAGAATGTTGGATCGATTTTTCTGCCTTCCAAAATATCTTTTGCCTTTTGATGCGTTTCATAACAAATAGAATGCGTGTCCGTCCCAGCCGTGGTGATGAGAAAATACAAAGGCTGCATTCTGGCATCACCAGAACCTTTGGTCATAACATCAAAGAGCTTTCGGTTTGGCTGCGTATGCAGTTCATCGAACACCACTCCATGGATGTTGAAACCATGCTTGGAATACGCCTCTGCCGAAAGCACCTGATAGAAGCTGTTGGTCGGAATATACACGATACGCTTTTGTGAGGTCAGGATTTTCACTCGTTTGGAAAGGGCGGGACACATTCGCACCATATCCGCTGCTACGTCAAATACAATGGCGGCCTGTTGGCGGTCGGCAGCACAGCCATAAACTTCGGCACGTTCTTCGCCATCACCGCAAGTAAGCAGCAGAGCAACCGCAGCAGCGAGTTCTGATTTGCCTTGCTTTTTCGGAATTTCTACGTAAGCTGTGTTAAACTGACGATAGCCATTCGGTTTCAGCACACCAAATATATCTCGTATGATCCGTTCTTGCCAATCAATCAGTTCAAACTTTTTTCCTGCCCATGTACCTTTTGTATGACACAGGCATTCGATAAAATTCACGGCATAATCTGCCGCTTTTTTATTATAATGCGAATCTTCCGCCATAAATTTTGTGGGTTTATAGCCTTTCAGTTTTCGCATTCTCTCACCTCACAACAAAAAAGACCTGCCGAAGCAAGTCTTTGAAAATCATGGTCATGGCGTGCAGATGTGACCTGTTTGCCATGTTTGGTACGACCGCCAGAGCCTTTCGGCTCCGGCTTGTAGAATTTATAACTTCAAGACCAGCCCCGCACAGTTCGCCTGTGTGGGGCTGGTCTTGACTTTGGGCAAGTTTTCGGCAAGTACTCTGAAAGCCCACACAGGGCAAACAGGGCGGTTACATGGGAAACTTTCGGTGCATTACAGACAGGATTTTCTCCCGTTCCTCCGTGGAAACACCGATGCTTTCCAGTGCCTGCCGAATGCCGCAGTCCGGGCAAATGGGCGTTTGGTTGTCCGTTCTGGAAAGTGCCGGAACACCGGAGTAGGGTTTTCCGCAAAGTGGGCAGACTGCCGAAACTGGCTTATCCGTTTTCATGGTAGTACACCTCCCGTTCGCTGGTGTCCACGGCTTTCCGCAGGTGTTTCAGGTCAAAGCCGAACTGGCGGTATCCATCCACACAGGTGCGGATGTAGGCAGAAGTGGGGATGCCCAGTTTCCGTTCCTCGTGCATGATGTACACAAAGGCGGTCAGCTTTTTCCCAGTTTCTGCAAGAGGAAGTTCCAGTTCCGTTTTGTAGTAGAAATGGGGATACCCCTCATAACGGTCAAGGGCAAGTTCATCTCGTTTCGACACCGACCACACTGCCGCCGGAACGGTACAGCCCTGCTTGGGTTCGATGGTCAGATAGGAGCCGGTCTTGCTGCCTTTGAACAGCAGCTGGTAATTTGGGATCTCCGCAGTCCCCACAATTCTGGCATCCGGGCAACGGAACTGCATCTGTTTCACGTTCAGATTGCTGCCGTAGGCAAGGTAAAACTTTTTCATGCAATCAAATCCTTTCTGAAAGGGATACCCTTTCACCACCATAAGACCGCCGAAGCGGTCTGGTGTAACTGGTAGCAAAAGGCTGTCTCTTTATCGGCCGAACCGGAAGGCTGCATCGCCATCCAAGTTTTTGGTAAGGAACGTTCTGGCGGTGGCGAACTCCTCGCCGACCAGCCCCAGCCGAATCAGCCATGTTCGCATTGCGAATTTCGGATTTTCCGTTTGCTGTGGCTTTGGACTTGCTGTTTTCAGTTCCTTTGCCATTTCGGAAAGGGCAAGGCAAAGCTGAATGTAGCTTTTCAATTGCCCAGCATGGAGTCCATTTTTCTTTTCAGCTGTAGGCTTGTCAAACTGGAAAAGTCTGAATTCGATTGTGCCTTTTGTAAAAGTTGCGTGATAGTTCAGCATATGGTATCGGCTGTCATTGTAGTGCTGATTTCTGCCGTA